CTGGCCAGTGGCCAGCTTTAATTAACTGAGACACTACCCGCCACGCTTACCGCTTGCGCGGGAACCGATCTTCGCGGATAATCGGCAGCTAATATAGATTTCCGGCGCCGGCCGCCGGCAAGAGGCCGCCCACCTGTGCAGCAGGTGAGGCGGCTTTTTTCGTTTCTAGGGGAACAACGCATGAAATATTCGATCAAGGCCCAAGCGGACGGACAGAGCGCCGACATTCACATCAACGATTTCATCGGCGACTGGATCGACGGCTACTTCGGCTTTGGCGTCACCTCGAAAGCGTTTCTCAAAGCTCTGAGCGATCTTCCCGACGCGGTGAAACAGATCCGCGTTCACGTCAATTCCCCCGGCGGCGACGTCACGGCCGCCACCCATATCGCCAACATGCTCCGCGACCAGCAGGCCAAAGGCCGCGCGGTCGAAGTGATCGTCGAGGGCGCCGCCTTCAGCGCTGCGACGATCGTCACCAGCGCTGGCAAACCGACCAAGATAGCTGACAACGCGCTGATGATGACCCATAAGCCGTGGACGGTCATGGCCGGCAATGCAACCGAGCTCCGCAGGGCTGCGGACATGGCCGACAAGTTTCAAGACTCGATTGTCGCTACCTACAAATGGAAATCGCAACTCAGCGAAGAAGAGTTGAACGGCTTGATGGATGCCGAGACCTGGATGGACGCCGATGAGGCGATCGCCAACGGTTTCGCCGACGAAAAGATCGAAGGCGTCAGCGCCGCCGCCGCGGTGATCGCCGCAGGCCCGATGAAGCGTCTTCCCACGGTACCCGACAAGTATAAAGACCGGGTCGCGGCGCTCTTAAAGACCGAGCCGGTCAAAGACGGGGAACTCACCACGGAGAACACGGAGAGCGCTGAGGGCCGAGCATTGAGATCGGAATCCGACCTCGGCGCTCAAAGCTCAACGCTCAACGCTGATGATGTGGCCAAAGCGGCCACCGACCGCGCGAGCGCGATCGTCCAGGCCTGCACTCAGGCGGGCATTGCCGAAGCCGCGGCGGAGTTTCTCGAAAAAGGGCTCAGCGCCGACGAAGTCAAGGCACGGGTGAAAGACGCGGCGAAGATTCGCGCGCGCGCCGCCGCCGCCACCGGTTTTGGCGTCAAGCTCGCGCCCGAGCGCATCAACGCCGCCATCAAAGCCGGCAAGACCGTCGGCGAGTTCGCCGACGAGCTGCTCGACCTGGTGCTGGCCTCCCAGGGCCCGGAGATCAACAACAAGCTCGGCCCGGAAGGGGAGCGGCGCTCCACCGGCGAAAAAATCATCGACACAAAAGCAATCATCAAAAAATACTCGGGGCGATGACCCCAGGAGGAAGCAATGGTCACAGAATCTATTCATGACGAGGAGTTTTTGATCTCCGAGGCCGCCGGTCACCGCTCGCGGGAAAATATCACGGTCGTCTCCGGGCAAAATCTCGTCGCCGGCGCGGTCGTCGGCAAAATCAGCGCGACCGACAAATATGCGGCGTATGACAATGGCGCCTCGGACGGCACAGAGACCGCCGCTGGAGTTTTGGCGCGGGCCGTCGACGCGAGCTCGGCCGACAAAGACGGCGCGATCATCGCGCGCGACGCCGAAGTCGACGGCAATCTTTTGGACTGGAACACGGACGACAACGATGCCAGCGACATCGCGGCCGGAAAAACCGACCTGGCAAGCCTCAACATCCGCGTCCGCTAATCAATAGCGGACCGAAAAAACGGGAGAGCAAATCACATGGAAATCATCGATGCCTTCAACTCCGATCTCTTCAAGACGACGAGCCTCGTCGACTCGATCAATCACGACGATCACAAACCGACCCGCCTTGGCGAGCTCGGCTTGTTCGAGGTCGAGCCGATCGCGACCACCTCAGTCGTCATCGAGGAAGAATACGGCGTCCTCAATCTGGTCCCGGCCGGGCCGCGTGGTGGCGTTCCCGATCCACAATCTCGTGAACGTCGCAAGGCGATCAGCTTCGAGGTGCCGCACCTTGCCACCATGACCGAGGTCATGGCCGCCGAGGTACAAAACGTCCGCGCCTTCGGCCAGGGCAACAACGCCAGCGGTGAGATGATGGCCGTCGAGCAGGTGCGCGACAAGAAACTCAACATCGCCCGCAATAACCTCGACGCCACGGTCGAGTACCACCGCATAGGTGCGGTCCGGGGACAGATCCTCGACGCCGACGGGACTTCGGTTCTGCTCGATCTCTTCACCGCCTTCAACAAATCGCAGACCACCTACGGGATGGATCTCGACGAGAGCACCACCAAGATCACCGCCAAGATCCGCGTCGCGCAGCGCCTCGCGCTTAGTAAGCTGGGCGGCAGCTCTGCATTTGTTCGCGGCTGGCTGGCGATCTGCGGAGACGAATTTTTCGACACGCTGGTCGGCCATCCCAAGCTCGAGGATAAATTTCTCAACCAGCAGGGCGCGCAGGCGCTGCGCGACATCGCGCCCTATTCGACCTTTTCGTTCGGCAATACCACCTGGGAAAATTACCGTGGTCAGGTCGGCTCCGTGGCGTTCGTCCCCAGCACCAAGGCGTACCTGGTGCCGCTCGGCGTGCCGCGGCTCTTCCGTCACTACCTCGCGCCGGCGGATTACATGGAGACCGTCAACACCCTCGGCCTGCCGTTCTACGCCAAGGCCGAAATGAAGAAGATGAACAAGGGCATCGACATCGAAGCGCAGACCAACCCGTTGCTGCTCTGCACTCGTCCCGATGCGATCGTCGAGCTCGACATGATCGCCGGCTCGCCGGAGTCTTAATCGCGCGCGCATGATTGATTCGATGGACATGGCGGGGGCGGAGACGCCCCCGTTGACGATTGTAGGGTGGCTGTGGCGTCAGTCCGACTGCCACACGCGCTACACGCCCGAGCACGCCAACATCTGGGCGCGCATGATCCATCGACATCTCTCGATCCCGCATCGGTTCGTTCTGGTCACCGATCAGCGGAAAGCCAGTTTCGATCCTTTAATCGAACCGATCCCGCTCTGGTCGGACTGGCGCGATCTGAAACGGCCGTCTTGGAGCCGCTTTGCGCCGTTCTGCTATGCGCGGCTGAAAGCCTTCAGCCCGGAGTTCGGGGAAATACTTCGGAGTATTCACCACGGAGCACACGGAGGGCACGGAGAAGAGAGTCTGGATTCCGGCTTTCGCCGGAATGACGGAAACTCTTCTCTGTCCGAACCTCTGACCGATCTCTGTGATCTCTGTGGTGAAAACCCTCCCCGCTTCGTGTCGATCGACCTCGACTGCGTCGCGATCGCCAACCTCGATTCACTGTTTCAACGTGAAGAGGACTTTCTGATCATCCGCCGGGCTCCGCAGCCGCAAAAGCCGCGACTCGGCCGTTACCAGGGCTCCATGTGGATGATGACCGCCGGCGCGCGCAAAGAGATCTGGGAAGATTTCAAAGGCCACGACTCTATTGTCGCGGCGCGCCAATTCATCGGCAGCGATCAGGCCATTCTCAATCACCGCCTGAAAAAAGACGAAGCGGGCTGGTCGCAGGCCGATGGGGTTTACAGCTTCATCGATCTATACAAGACGCACCGTTTCAAGGAAGCGCCGCCCGCAAACGCGCGAATGATTTTCTTCAGCGGGCCGATCAAGCCCTGGGAGTTCGTCGCCGGCCGGCGGCATGACTACCAGTGGGTGGCGAAGCACTATCGGTCAGACGACATCCTAAATCGAGCATGGTCGATCTGACTCGGGAGGAGAGCGGCCGGGTGGGCGCGCCATCAGCCATCGCCCATCGTCCATCCTCGACCGAAACCGTCGCGGAGCTGGCGTAAACATGGCGATCAATGTGAAATTCGACCACGCCGCGCTGGATCGAAAACTACAGCAGAAGATGGCGCGCGTTCCACGTGCAACGGCCGCGGGCATCAACCGCGCCGCCGAGCGCGCTCGGACGTTAGCCGTACGCGAGATTCAGAAAAATATCGGCGCCACTGCGCAGAAAAATATTCGCGACGTGCTCAAGATCGACAAGGCTTTCGTGTCGAAGACAGGCGCCAAAGAGCAGCTCTTCGCCACGATCTATGCCAAGTCGACGAAAAAGGACCGCATCCGAATTTATGAGATGGGGCCCAAGCCAAAGAACGTCACGAAGAAGCGGCCCGTTGGCGGCGTGAGCTACGGCCCGCAGAATAAGCTTTTGAAGGGCGCGTTCATCGTCGATTTCGGCAACAAGCGAAAGGGCGTTTTTACGCGCCTGACCGCGAAGCGGTTTCCAATCGTCGAGAACCGGGGCCCCTCGATCGCCTATGTGTTCTCGCAACCGGCGATCACGAACAAGCTCAAGGAATTTTTGCGCACCAAAGTGCCGGAGGAGCTCAAGCGAGCTTACGCGTTCTTTACCGGCGGCGGCTTGCGGGAGGCGGCGTAAATGCCTGTAGATCCCGCCGACAAACAGACGCTGATTCTCCAGGCCGTGGACGACAAACTCGGCACCGTGGGACGGCTTCAGGGGCACGGCATCGGACGCGCCGAGCACTTCAAAGTCAATCGGCCGGCGGCGTTTGTGATCCCGATCATGGACGAGGAGAAACGCGCCTCGAAGACGCACCAGACCAGCGACTTCGATTTACTGGTTCGGGTGCTCGCCGACGAAGAGTCCGAGCACGCCGGCATCGAGCTGGGCATGGCTGTTTTCGACGTGAAGCAAGCGATGAAAAACGGCGGCGACAAAACCTGGGGCGGCCTGGTGATCGATTTCTTTCCGGGTGCAACCCATTGGCTGTATGTGGACGCGGATCGCGTGCTCATGCCGCGCGCGGGCGCAGACATCGAGTACAAATTTCATTACCAACTGGCGTGAAGATGAAAAAAACACGTTCAAAACGTTCAAGCCGTTCAACCGGCGCGGACGCCTCCGTTCAAAACGATTTGAACGGCTTGAACGGAGCGCAGCGATTGAACGATTTGAACTCTTAAAGGGGGATTCTTTCCATGGCAAACGAAGTAGCCGGCATAGACGTACTCATCTACATCAACACGCACGTCGACGCGGAGACCCAGATCGCCGACACCAACGATCCCACCTGGGAACTGCTCGGCGGCCAGCGCGGCATGACGCTTCAGAAAACCACCGAGGTCGCCGACGCGCGGCACAAAAGCTCGGGCGCGTGGCCGAACCGGGTGCAAACCTTCCTCGACTGGTCGGTCAAGGGCGACATGGTCAAGATCACCGACGATCACACCCAGGTCGTGTTGAATGCGATCTGGCGCGCGCGCCAGGACGTGCACGTCCGCGTGCTCAAAGAAAACGGCGACGCCGAGGAAGGCATGGCGGTGGTCGGGGATCTGTCCGAGTCGGCGCCGCACAACGACGTCGACACTCTCGCCCTGGACTTCCAGGGCAACGGCCCGCTCGATCAAGTCGAACCGTCTTAAAAAAGGTGGTAGGGGCGCGATTCATCGCGCCCTCGGATGGGCGCAATAAATTGCGCCCCTACAATTCGTCATTGTTTTTGGAGGAGACATGCCGCGTTCCGTTTCGATCACGCTCGATAAAGAGCGCAACCTGCTGCTCGATTTCAACGCCATCGCCGACGCCGGCGAGGTCGCCGGCAAAGAGGTGATGGAGTTCATCACCGGCGAAAGCGTCTCTTTCCCGGGCATGCGCGCGCTTCTTTGGGCCGGCCTGAAGCACGAGGACCCCAAGCTCACGGTTCGAGCGACCGGCGACCTGATCCAGGCCAAGCTCGAGCAGGGAGACGGGATCCCGGCGCTCGCGGCGAGCATCTGGGCGGCGCTGATCGCCTCCGGCATCGGCAAGAAAAAGGACGACGACGAAAAAAACGAGTCAGCGGAGAAGCGAGTTCTCAATTCGTAAGTCTCCGCGACTGGCTCGATCACTGTAAGTCCATCGCCTATGGCCCGCTCGAGCTCAAGCCCGTCGAGTTCGGCGCGCTCACGCCGGGCGAGTTTTACGATCTCCACGACGGTTATCAATGGCGCCAGCGCCGGCGGCAGGAGGAAGAGTGGCTCCGCAGCGCATGGATGACCGCGCGCATCATCAACTCGATCCCGAGCGACCGCAAGCGCGCCGTCCAGGTCGAAGATCTCCTGCCGGCCGAGTTCCGCGGTCCGCAGAAAACCAAAGAACAGATCATCGAGGAGCTCGCCGAGAAGCAAAAGCGCTTCGAGGCCGCTCACGAACGCCGCAAAAAAATGAAGCTGCTGGTCGGAAACAAGAAGGCGTGATCGATGGCCGATGAAATAAAACAAACAGTCGTCATCGAGGCCGAACTTACCAAGCTCCGGCAGGACCTGAGCAAGGTCAAGGACGAGTTCAAGTCGACGTTCGGCCAGATCGCCAGCACGGGAAATCAGATTCTCAGCACGCTAGGCATAGGTCTTAGCGCCGGCGCTGTCGTCGCCTTCGGCAAATCCGTCATCGATCTAGGCGACCAGCTCTCCGATTTGAGCGATCAGACCGGTCTCACCATCGCCACTCTGGGCGGCATCAAGCCGGTGCTCGATTCGAGCAACTCCTCTCTCGAATCTTTTGCAAAGGGCTTTGGAAAGTTTCAACGCAGCCTGGGAGATTTCGAGGGCGCGGGAAAAGAAGCCGCCGAAGCGCTCAAGGCTATCAAGCTCGACCCGGCGCAGCTTGCCAATACGTCGTCCGAGCAGGCGCTGCAAAAAATCGTCACAGGGTTAAACGGTGTTCAGAATGCCAACGAGCGCGCGGCGATCGCGGGACGGCTATTCAGCAAGAGCGCGGTCGAACTTATTCCGACGATCCTTCAGCTCGCCGAAAACGGCATCCCCAAACTCGATGCCGCAACCGCGTCTGCCTACGAGCAGCTCGGCAAATTAAAAGATCAGTTCACCTTCGCCAAGGCGGCCCTTGCCAACCTCACCGTCCAGCCGATTGTCGCCGTCGTCGAGGCGCTGGCCGACGTCGGCAGGACGAGCGGCAATGTGCTGGCCGGGCTCAACGAGGTCATCAAAGCCATCGGATTCGCCGGCGGCGCGTTCGAAGTTCTGACGACCGCGGCCAAAGGCGCGTCCTATGTTTTCGATCTGGGCGCCTTTTCGGCCCTCGCTCTTACGGAAAGTCTTCTCAAGATCCTGCGCGTCGCGCCGCTGGTCGCCGAGGCCCTGACCTTCAACAAGATTGACTTCGGCTCGAAGAATTTTACCAACGCGATCGAAGGCGTCGAGCAGCAGATGGAAAATATCTCGACGCGATTCCTGGGTAAGTTCGATCCGAGCAAAAATCTCGTCGAGCCGACGAAGAAAAAGATTCAAGGCGCATTCCAGGGTCTGTTGCCCGGGTCCAGCACCGATGCGCTCAAGAACGCCACGAAGGCGGCGCAGGCTTTCCTGGAGACTATCGACAAGGAAATCATCAAGCTCCAGGAACAAAACATCGCGTTTTTTCAGGGCGCGGATGCGGCCAAAAAATTCGCGCTGGAGCAGGAGCTCCTGGCGAAAAAACAGCAGGTCGTCGCCGAGCTCATAGGCCGCGGCATTTCTCCGGCCGCCGCTAACAAAGCGGTCGCCCAGGCCTTCGCCGGCATCGACACCGAACAGCTTGCGGCCAAGATTGCCGCGGCGCGCGACGAGTTCATAAAACTCTCGCGCGAGGCGTTGAATAGCCAGGCCGTCCTGCAAAAGGTTTTTGCCGTCCAGGACGCCGACAAACTGGCGGATCAGTTCAAAGCGGTCATCAGCCGCATTCGTGAAGCGCAGTCGGAGATCAAAGACTCGGACCTGATCAAGGGCACGGTGCAGGCGATCGAGGCCGAGTTTAAAAAAGCCCAGGACCAGGCGCAGCTTTTTGCCGACGTTTTCGGCGATAGCTTCGATAAATCCGGGCACGACGTCGACGATCTGCGCGCCAAGCTCGACAAGTTCCTCAAGGAATTAAAGCTCGGCAAAGACAACGAGCTGGTCATCAAAACCAAGGCCGAGCTCGATCAGGCGAGCATCGACGACGTCAAAGAAAAACTTCGTAAACAGATTGAAGATATCCAGCAAAGCGCCGCGATCTTTGGTCCATCGCAGGTCAACGTCC